AAATTAAATGGCAAAATAAAGTTCATGAGCAAATAGTTGGGATATCTACAAAAGGGGCATTACCAATGGAAGAAGAATGGTGTTTATATCATCCTAAAACAATAGGAAGACAAGAAACACAAAATAACTTTTATGACACGATATGATTTTTTGGAGAATAGTAGATAATAAAGTTTACGTAGTAAATGAAACAAATAAATTAGGTTTTGAAGAATCTGAAGGGTTAAGAATCCCCGACGAATATTTAGAGCAACAAGAATTTGTAATAATGAGAACCTGCTTTGGTATAGGTGATTGGGGTATTTTAACAGCAATGCCCCGTTTACTTAAACAAAAATACCCTAATTGTAAAATATATTTACCTTCAGTTAATCTTTTAGAAGAATTATTTGGTAATATACAAAGGGGATCTAATGCCCCACAAAGTTGGGATTCCCCCTTTGAAACATGTTTAAGTGTGTTTAATAATAACCCTTACATAAATGGATACAAAGATAAAATAGAAGGAGAAATATTTCATGACCATTATAGAATATATGATGATAACAACTTAGCTGTACCCTTAGTAGAACAAATATTAAAATTCTGGCAATTTGAAAAAAATGAATATCAAGATTCTCAACCTGATTTATATTTTTCTAAAGAAGAAGAAGAATTAGGTAACATAATTATTAAAGAACATGTAGGAGATAATGAATTTGGCTCACTATTAATATCAAATAGATATGATTTTACTCAAGATAAGTTAATATGTGATTTATTAAAAGAAAACCCACTACCTTATTTTTACTTTACCCCAAAACCAATAAACAAAACAAATTTTAGTTTTATTAATAAAGCTTTAGACTTAAGACACATTTCAATTAGAATTCAATTGTACATTAAATCTAAAGCTAAAATTAACATAAGTAACCAATGTGGTGTAAGTGATATGATAGCTAGATATTCAATTTCACATGTATTACAAAGACAATTCCCCCACAAACATAACTTTATAAGAAATGTTAATTATATAAATAATAAATTAAATAGCTATGAATAAAAAAGTTATATATACTTCAGTATTTGGAGATAATTATTTTTTACATGATCCTGAAGTAAAATTAGAAGGGTTTGATTTTATTTGTTTTACAGACAATCCCTCCTATAAATCAGATGTGTGGGATATTAAATTAACTACAAAAATATATGATGGGGTTAGAGATTCTAAAAAACCTAAAATACTACCTCATAGATACTTAAAAGACTATGATGTTAGTATATGGATAGATGGAGATATAAAAATTACCTCAGATATAACTACATTAATATATGATCATTTAAAAGCCAGTAACTATGCAGCATTCAACCATGAGTTATGTGGTATATCTACAGGAAATTTAAATAGAAGAAATTGTGTTTACGATGAAGCCGCTTTTATTAAGTGGTTAGGGGATAATCATCCTCAAAAACATTATAAAGATAATTTAAATATAATAAATGATCAAATAAAAAGGTATAAACTAGATGGATATCCTTCTAAAAATGGATTAACTCGAAATACTATTCTTATAAGAAAACATAACGAACCGGATGTTATAAAAACAATGGAAGATTGGTGGAATGAGGTAAAATATGGTAGTAAAAGAGATCAATTAAGTTTTAATTATACTGCGTGGAAAAATAATTTTGAATTTACACACATTGAATATGATATAGATAATAATCCTTGGTTTAAATTAATGAAAAAATGGAGACAACAACAAAGTAAAAAATTAAAAACTCCTAAATACCAACCAATTAATTTAGAATATTTTTTAAATATGGAATTAGCTGAAGGTGGTGGTGGTAAAGAAATAATAAAACAAGATGGTTCCCTAAAAACAATAAAGGATATAATTAATTATTTCTCCTCTCCTTCTAATTTAGAATATGTTAAAAATCAATTAAAGCCAGAAAATTGGCAATATTATAACTGTATGATGGCTGAATTTAGACATAATGTGGGGGATCATCATGATTTAGGTTGGGAAAATATGACTGAACATTATTATAATGATCTTAAACCTATGACAGATTCTGATATAGAAAAATTCTTAAAAGATAATCCTGTTGAATTTGATAATGGGTATATTAGACATAATTACCATAGAGCGTGTGCTATGATTGGTAGACTGATTAGCGGTAAGCCATATATACCATTTTATATGAAAACATCACAAATATATTCTGAACCTAGAAAACGTGATGGTAAGCATAGAATTAAACCATTAACTAATAAAATTAAATTATTAGAAAAAATGGATAAAATAGGAATAAATAGAGATGATTATTGTTTAACTCAAAGTTCTATTTTAAGTATAATGGGTATCAGAGATAATGATGATTTAGATATCATTATTTCTAGTAAACTAAGAGATAAAAATATACAATTCCCCCCAGGTGTAGATGTATTTGATGCTAATAGGGGAAAATTTAATTATTTTGGAGCTAAAGGAGATGATGATATTTTAAAAAACTATTGTATTAAAATTGATGGTTATAATTTTTTAGAACCTAGATTTTATTTTGCACGAAAAAACAGATCAACCGAAAGAGATATATCAGATTGGAAAGCAATAGAATTATTTTTTAATAATAATCATAAAGGATACCCTTTTAATTTTAATTTTTATAAATGGGGAGTAAATTATGTTAATAAAGTACAACTACAGGATTTAAGCACTAATAATTTAAAAACTATTATAAATAAATATGATAGAATAGTAGATGGTATTAACCACGGAAGAAATGTTTTTTACGATGAAAAACACAAAAGTTATATAAAAATATTTAATCCAAAATATTGTAGATTGAGTAATTTTAAGGAAGCCTTAAATTCGGGATTTTTAGTGGGTTTATGTCCAGCACTAACTGATTTAATTTATGATGGAAAAAATTTAGTAGGATATATTTGTAAAGAAGGATCTCACCCACAAAGTATCCCCCAAGATTTTTTAACTACAATATTAAGAAACTGTAAAAAATGGAATAAAATATATTATGATATAGTACCTCAAAATATAATTAAATTACCTAATGGAGAATACAGTTTAATTGATTTAGAAAGTGTTTATGGTTTAGATGAATTAGATTTATTACCCAAACATAATGCACAAATTAAACCTACAAATCTTTTAGAATTAATTAATAGAATATGAATATAATTTTTATACCAAACATAAACACAGGAAACGACAGAAATACCCCTTACCATTATTCTGTTAAAAGTTGGCAAAAATGGTCAGAACAATATGATGATGTAAAAGTTATAGAATGGGATGAACCTATTATGGATCCCAATGAATTTAAAATAACATTACAACGTTATTGGGTTCATGACATATTAAAACATAATGAAGTAGAATATGAACAAGTATTAATAGTTGATGCTGACACTATTATACACCCAGATTGTCCTAATTTTTTTAATGAAACAGAAGGTAAATTTGGAGTAGTAGTTAATAATGGGTGTTATGAGTGGACAACTAGAAGTATTAAACAATGGGGAGACAATTTATTTCCTAATGAACCTCAAGTTAAACCATGGAAATATTTTAATGGTGGTTTTCAAATAACAAGTAAAAAACACATTCCCTTTTACACTAAAGTTCAAGAATATTATACTGCTAATATAATCAAAATAAACCAATTAAATGAACAAATAAAGGCAGGAACCGACCAAACTATTATAAATTATTTGACTCAACAAAATTCTGTTAATACAATATATATGCCTGAGGCTTATAATCTTCAAGATTTATTTCGAAAAAATCTTCTACATATTCCTGGACATTCTTGGTTCCCCGATGAATTAAGGTTTTTAGAAGCAGGGTGGATCTATCATTTTAATGCTATACCCCCCAATAATAGACATGTAGATTATTGGATGGAAAGAACATATAAAGAATTATATAAATGAAAATAGCATTTTTTACAGAGGGAAATTACCAAGGCAAAGTATCTAGAGATAACCCTAATATGCGAACAGATTTAGCATGGGTATGTTCACTAGAAGCAGACCATTGGAATATAAACCAACCACCCAACCAACAATATGATTTAGGAATTGTTATTATACCAAAGAAAAACCCACAATTTAATTTAAATAAAATAAAACAATATTGTAATAAAACAGCTGTAATGCAAGAGGGCCCTAATTGGTTTTGGCAGGATTATCCCCTAAATCAACAAATATGGTATTTTAATACTATACAAGAAGCTGATTTTATGTTTGTACACAATGAGTCAGATAAAAGATATTATGAAGGTTTGACAGGTAAAGAATGTAAAATTTTACCTAGCTTAATAATTGAAGATTCTATTAAAGATTTACCCCGGGTAGAAAGAAATAATATAATGATTGGAGGTAATTTTTGTAGCTGGTATGGTGGCTTTGATTCATATATAACAGCACAAGAAGCAGATTGTCCTATTTATATTCCCAGTATGGGTAGAAAAATTGAAGGTGAAGAACAAATGCCTAACTTAAACCATTTATCTTACATGAGTTGGGTAGAATGGATTAAAACGCTTAATAAATTTAAGTATGGTGTTCATATGATGCGTACACACGCTGCGGGTACATTCGCTTTAAATTGCGCTTATTTAGGCATTCCTTGTATTGGTTATGAGGGATTAGACACACAAGAAAAATGCCATCCAGATTTAACAGTTAAGTTAGGGGATTTGGCTACTGCAAAAGAAAAACTTACAATGTTGAAAACAGATGCAAATTTTTATACCGAATGTTCCCAAATAGCAAAAGACAATTATATAAAATATAACGAACAAAACTTTTTAAATAGATGGAAAAAATATACTCAAAAATAAAACCAAATAAGTTATTACATGTTATAAATAGATTATCAGAAATAGAAAGCAGAACGGAAGTTATACCTGAAGATAATTTTATACAATGTGCTACTTTAAAAATGGAAAAAGGTAAGACATTCCCTCCCCATAAACATATTACAAAAGATAGACATTATCCTGAACAAATAGCCCAAGAATCTTGGGTAGTGATTAAAGGAAAAGTTAAATGTATATTTTATGATATAGATGATAACATTATAGCAACCCCTATACTAGAAGTAGGAGATGCAAGCTATACATTATATGGTGGACACACGTATGAAATATTAGAAGAAGATACAATTGTATATGAATATAAAACTGGTCCTTATGAGGGGCAAAAATTAGATAAAACTTTTATAAAATGAAAACAGACAAGATTTTAGGATTTCAATCAGGCCATGATGTAAGTTATTGTTTATTAGAAAATGGTATACCTATTATACATGAAGAATTAGAAAGATTTATTAGGGAAAAAGAACCCTTAGGAGATGGATTAGAAATGGCTTTGCAAAGATTACCCGACTTAAATAATATTAAGTATTTTACTCACGGAAATCCAGGGGGTAGAGGGGGGAAATATCAACCCCAATGCGGAAAAAAAGAAGCTGAGGACATAATGAAATCAATTTTAAAAGAAAATGGTGGAGAGTATTTTGTTATAGGACATCACCAAGCTCATGCAGCTAATGCTTTCTTTTCTAGTAATTATGATGAAGCTTTAATTATAACTATAGATGGTAGTGGCACTGAAAAAACAGATCCTAACGATATAACTAATGAACCAGACAATTCAAATACATTTTCAACAGCATTTACTTTTTGGGAAGGTAAAGGAAATAAAATAAAACCAATAAAAAGAATCCCAATGGGTGAATTAACCTTGGGTTCACCTTGGAGGGTTTACACTAGGGATTTATTTGGCCTATCAGATGGTCATCCCCATGGTTTTGCGGGGGGAACAGTAATGGCTATGGCCTCTGCGGGAATCCCTAAATATTGGGAAGACTTTTATGATGCCTTTTTAAAGGGGGGAGGTGGACCTAGTGCCCCTACTTATGCTAATGTTAAAAAATATAAACCTTTAATAGAAAAAAGTGAAAAAGAGAAATTTGATGTAGCGGCATCTATTCAACTAGCAACTGAAAAGGTAGCTTATAAAATAATAAAACCTTTTATAGATAAATATAACCCCAAAAATATATGCTTTGCAGGCGGGGTAGTATTAAATTCTGTAATGATGGGTAAAATGTATGATTGGTTTGGGGTTAAAAATATGTATGTTTGTCCCGTACCTTATGATGGTGGTCTTTCAATAGGAAGTGCCCAATTTGTATGGCACCAAATACTTGATAAACCTAGGGTAAAGTGGGATGATGTTAGTCCTACTTATTTAGGAACATCCTATAATGAAGAAGAAGTCTTAGAAGCCTTAAAACACCCCTCTATTAACTATACTAAAACAACAGATGAACAAGTTTTAGATTTATTAAATCAACAAAATATAATATCTATATTTAATGAAGGGGCCGAATCAGGAAGAAGAGCATTAGGCAATAGGAGTATCATTACAGATCCAAGAAGTCCTAAAATGAAAGATCTAATCAATGATAAAGTTAAACATAGACAATGGTTTAGACCTTTTGCCCCCTCTATTTTAAAAGAAGACGTTAAAGATTGGTTTGTAAGAGACATAGAAAGTCCCTATATGAGTTTTGTATTACCTTTTAAAGAAGAAGCAAAAGATAAAGTCCCAGCAGTAGTCCATTTAGATGGAACTGGTAGATTACAAACAGTTACAGAAAAAAGTAATAAATGGTATTATAACTTCATTAAAAAATGGAAGAAAAAAACAGGAGTCCCTATTTTATTAAATACAAGTTTTAATGATAGAGAACCTATAGTAGAAACTCCAGAACATGCTATTAATTGTTTTCTTGGGACTAATATTGATTATTTATATTTTCCCCAATATAATATTTTAGTGTCTAAAACTAATAAATTATAATAATATGAAACAATTTAACACAATATGGTTTATATGGCTTTTACTAGTTAGTATTTGGAATTTTGGGTGGCCTTCAGTACCACCAATTGCAGATATATTAGTAGCAGTTGGTTTATCAATATTAGTTTACCAGTATAAAAATAGAAAAAATGTATAATAGTAGATATTCATTATTTGTGGGAAGATATCAACCTTTTCATAAAGGCCATAAATGGCTAATACAACAGAGATTGGATATAGGGAAAAAGGTTTGTATAGCAATTATGGATATTCATGATTTAGAACCAGAAAAAAATCCATATCCCACAGAAGAAGTTAAACAAAATATAGATAATCAATTAAAAGATTTAATAGATCAAGGCACAGTAAAAACTATTATAATACCCCCTATTGAGTCTGTAAATTATGGTAGAACAGTAGGATATGATATTATTGAACACACCCCACCACAAGATATTAAAAAAATCTCAGCAACGAAAATACGAAACAAACAAAAATGATATATTGGTTTACAGGACAACCGGGAGCAGGTAAAACTACATTAGCCAAAGCAATGATAAAAAAATGTAGTGATAATTGTATCCATATTGATGGAGACGAACTTAGAGATATATTTCAAAATTATGATTATACTATAAAAGGTAGAGAAAAAAACATGAACTCAGTTTTAGATTTATGTAGATTTTTAGATAATAAAGATTTTACACCCGTAGTTTCTGTGGTTGCTCCTTATAAACATATAAGAAACTCATTAAAACAAACAAATAACGTTACTGAAATATATGTCCACACAACAAAAATTAGGGGTAGAGAAAATTTCTTTACCAATGAATATGAACCCCCTACTGAAGATTTTATTAATATAGACACAACTCAATTAACAATAAACCAATGTTTAAATAAAATTAAATTTAACTTTTAAAACAATTAATTATGCTTTTAATTTCAAACCACTTAACACAATTAGATCAATTTAAAAAACTAAAAGGTGTAGTCATTAGAATTAACATGGCTCATGTAAAAGATTCAAAACAACTAGAAGAATTTGTAAATGTTCCCTATGATGTATTTTTAGATTATCCCAAAGGAAGAAGTAAACCACCTTTACCATCATCAAATCTTGACGAAGCAATAGCGTTTACTAGAAAATATAATAATATTAAGTATTTTGCTACTTCAAACATTGAAGAAATAGCTGAAGTAAATTTAATATGTGAAATGTTACCAGAAGGAGTAAGTTTTGTACCTAAAATAGAAACATTAAAAGGTGTACTTAATTTAAGTAAATTATTTGATACAGGTAAAATTAAACATATAATGCTTGACGCTGAAGATCTTTATACTAATATTCAAAATGATGTAGAATTATTTATTAATTTAAAAGATAGAGTAAGAAGGATATGTGAAGAATATAAAGTTGAATTACTTGAGTTATATGGAGTTGTTTTTTCATCATAAAAAATTAAAAAATGGACAATAGATATACAGATTATTTAAGATTAAAAAGAGATTATAATTATGATATATTAAGGAGTATTTGTGTCAACCCAACATCAAAATTAATTTATTTTAAACCTGGAAAAGCAGCAGGAACATCTATTTTTAGAAGAAATTTACAACCCCTGGGAGGATGGATTATTCAAAAAGATAACCCAAAAGAATTTAATAATTGGTTACAAAATATAACTGATAAAGAATTAAATTTATATTTCAAATTTATATTTGTTAGAAATCCTTTTAGTAGATTAGTTTCATATTGGTATGATACATTTTTATCTGTATACCCTAATTTTAAAGATTTAGTAAAAGAAGGTATTTTTAATAAAAACGGAAATCCTAAAAAATTACATTTTCAAACTCAATCAGGTTTATTTAGTACCCCCAAAGATAATATTTTAAATTTAGATTTTATAGGAAAAGTTGAAAATATAGATAATGATTGGGAAATTTTATGCAATAAAATTAATATACCCCATCAAAAATTAGGCCACTATACTAAAAATTCTTACAATAAATATACTACATATTATGATAATGAAACTATAGATATAGTATCCGAATGGTATAAAAAAGATCTACAAATTTTTAATTATAAATTTAACTAACATGACGAATTATAAAGAAACACGCCCTTGGGGTACATTTGAAAATTTATTAGACACTGATTACTGTAAAGTAAAACAAATTATCATTAAACCAGGTCAAGCACCAAGTTACCAATACCATTTTAAAAGAGAAGAAGTGTGGGTTGTAGTACAAGGCGCAGGAGAATTAAATCTAAATGGAGACAAAACACAAGTATCTAAAGGACAAATTATACATGTACCTACTGAAGCAAAACACCAAATAACAAACAATACAGAAAAAGATTTAATTTTTATTGAAGTTCAAATGGGTGAGTATTTTGGTGAAGATGACATTGTAAGATTAGAAGATAAATATGGTAGATTATAAGGTATTAATAACAACAAGTGGTATAGGAAGTAGATTAGGTAAATTAACTGATTTTACTAATAAGTCTTTAGTAAGAATAGGCGATAAACCTGCTATCTCCCATATTATAGAATATTATCCTGAAGATACTTCATTTGTAATTACATTAGGACATTTTGGATCTTATGTAAAAGAATTTTTAAAGTTAACATATCCCCATAAACATTTTACCTTTATTAAGGTAGACAACTTTAAAGATCAAGGTAGTAGTTTAGGACATTCTATATTACAAGCTAAAAATGAACTACAATGTCCCTTTATATTTCATGCTAGTGATACTATTTTAACTAAAGAAGATATAATACCTAATTTAGAACATAATTGGTGTGCTGGGGCCTATAAAGAAGAAACATCACAATATAGAACTATAAGGACAAACAATGGTTGGGTAGATACTATCACAGAAAAGGGAGAAATCAATTTTGATTATCCTTATATAGGATTATGTGGGATAAAAGACTATAAATTGTTTTGGGGCAAATTAGAAACATTACCACACAACAATTCACTTTCAGATGTTCACGTAATAAATGAAATGCTAAATAAGGTTACTTTTAATTTTCACAAGATAAATAACTGGTTAGACATAGGAAATACCACAGAATTAAATAAAACAAGAGAATATTTTGGTAGTAGTATAAAAGTATTAGATAAAAGTAATGAATCTATATACTTTTTTGATAATTTTGTAGTAAAATTCTTTGCAGATAAAAACATAAATAAAAATAGAGTAAAAAGAGCTTCAATGTTAAAGGGATTAGTCCCCGATATGCTAGCATATACTCCTAATTTTTATAAATATAAAAAAGCAGAAGGTAATTTGTTTGCAAAATCTGTAAATGAAAATACATTTAATTCCTTTTTAAAATGGACTAAAGATAATTTATGGAAACATAAACCCGTAAATAATTTTTCTAAAAAATGTTTTAACTTTTATGTAACAAAAACAGATAAAAGAATAAATCAATACTTAAAAGAAAAACCAGATACATCTGAAATTATAAATGGTGAGTTAATACCACCTATAAAAGATATATTATCTCAAATAGATAGGGAATGGTTATGTGATGGTGTACCCGTACAGTTCCATGGTGATTTTATTTTGGATAATGTAATTGAAACACAAGATAATTTTTGTTTAATAGATTGGAGGCAAGATTTTGCTGGTGATTTAGAAGTTGGAGACATATATTATGATTTAGCTAAATTAAACCATAATTTAATGGTTAACCATGATATAGTAGATAAAAAATTATATGATTCATCACCTAAAAATTGTCATATATTATGTAATAGTACTTTGCTTAGGTGTAAAGATTTATTACATAATTTTATTATAGAAAATGGGTATGACCTTAAAAAGGTAAAAGTATTAAGTTCAATTATTTGGATTAATATGGCTCCTCTACATGAATATCCCTTTAATAAATTTTTATTTAATTTTGGAAAATATAACTTATATAAAACACTAAATGATATATCCTAAATATTACATAGGACCTATGTCTCAAAACATAGTAGATTCTATTATTGAGTTTTGTAATGAAACTAACAACAAAATAGGCTTAATCCCTTCTAGAAGACAAGTAGAGTGGGATGGGGGTTATGTTAACAAATGGACAACAGAAACCTTTAGCAAATATGCTAATAAGTTATTTTTAGTAAGAGACCATTCGGGACCTAGACAAGGCTACACAGACGATGATGGATATAAGTCTTTAAAAGAAGATTGTAAATATCTAGATATGATCCACATAGATCCATGGAAAAAATACTCACTATACGAAGATGGGTTAAAATGGACTATTGATATGATTCAATTTTGTTATACTGAAAATCCTAATATTGAATTTGAAGTAGGAACTGAAGAAGCTATAAGAAAATTTGAACCTGAAGAATTAGATATGTTGTTAAATGATCTTCATGTTAGATTAGAAGAAAAGATATTCGCTCAAATTAAGTATGCTGTGATTCAATCAGGCACATCCCTTAAAGAAACCACAAACACGGGGGAATATGATAGAGACAGACTCACATCAATGATTCAAGTAGTTAAAAACCACAATTTATTATCAAAAGAACATAATGGTGATTATATACCTGTGGGTCTTATAAAAGAAAAAATGAATTTAGGTTTAGATGCAATAAATATAGCACCGGAGTTTGGCCTTATAGAAACCCTTTCATACATAAAGGAGGGGATTAATATAGATAAATTTTGGAAAATATGTTATGATTCTAAAAGATGGGAAAAGTGGGTAAATTCTGATTTTGATCCTTATACCCAAAAACTAGATCTAATTAAAATTTGTGGTCATTATGTTTTATCACATCCTGATTTTTTAAAAATTAAACCTAATATTAATGGTATTATTAAGTTAAACATCAAAAATAAATTAAATGAACTATATAGATAAAAGACCCATTACTATATTCTGTGATATTGATGGTACATTAGTAACACATACTAAACCTACAGATGCTCAATTACCCACTCATAAATTAGATTTATTAGAAGGCACAACAGATAAAATTCTAGAATGGGATAGATTAGGATATAATATTATCCTTACTACAGGTAGAAAAGAAAGCCTTAGAAATATTACAGAAATCCAATTATCCCAAGTTGGAATTATTTATGATCAACTTATTATGGGAATAGGAGGGGGAAAACGCTATTTAATTAACGATAGAAAACCTAATGGATCTGAAGATTATGCTATTGCCATTAATCTAATAAGAAACGAAGGAATAAAACTATTACAAATATGAAGATAGCGTTATGTTTAATGGGGGTAGTAGGTGCTGCAGAAAAGAAATATGGAGTGGGACATCCTATAGATCCTAGAATAGGACATTACTTTTATAAAAAACACATATTTGATTGTAATGATGTTGATGTTTTTATTCATAGTTGGAGTACTGATTTTGAAAAAGAATTTATAGAATTATATAACCCAAAAAAATATTTAATAGAAAAACAAATCAATTTTAATCAAAATGATGTAAGAACAAATAGTGTGGCTAGTAGGTGGTATTCTACAGCAACTAGCATTAATTTAAAAAGTTCTTATGAAAAGGAAAATAATATAGAATATGATTTTGTAATGGTAGGAAGATTTGATTGTATGTTTAATAAGGATATAATATTTTCTCATTTTAATAAAAATAATTTCTATATTTCTCATGTAAATGAATGTTATAATAAACCATGTAAATGTAATATAGGAGATATGTATTCTGATCTTTGGGCATTTGGAAATTCTAAAGATATAAATACTTTTGGATCCCTATATGAACAATGGGGCGAATATGGAATAAATAACCCCCATAAAGAACTTAAACACCATATCCAAAAAACAGGATTACAACAAAAATTAAAACATGTTTTTTATGAAAGGTATGATCATTACCCTATAAGAACCCAATTTATTAACTGTCATTATAATCCTAGTATAGATTTAAATATTAATAACTTAAAAACTTTTAAATGGGGAGAAGGTTATGCCAAAAGAACAAAAAAATGAGTTTTAGTAAAGTAACAGAATTTGAAAATAAAATAGCAGAATTTTTTGGTGCACCATATGCAGTAGCAGTAGATTGTTGCACACACGGAGTTGAATTATGTTTAAGGCATCAAAATATTTCTTATATTAATGTACCTAAAAGGACATATATTTCTATCCCTTTTTTGGCTAAAAAATTAAATATACAGTTAAATTGGAAAAATGAAAATTGGAAAGATTATTATTATTTAACTAAACATTTAACACCTATTATAGATGCAGCTGTTTTATGGAAAAAAAATAGTTATATACCTGGAACCTTTATGTGTTTAAGTTTTCAATTTAGAAAACATTTGGCTTTAGGTAGAGGAGGTATTATATTATGTGATAATAAAGATGATGCCTTCGAACTTAAAAAAATGAGCTATGATGGTAGACATCCCTACATACCTTGGAGAGAACAAGATATTGAAACTGTAGGTTACCATTATTATATGACACCCGAAACTGCTGAGTTAGGTTTAAAAAAATTACCCAATGCAATAAAAGAAAAACCAGTACAATGGACAATTAATGATTGGCCTGATGTATCAAAGATGAAAGTATTTAATAAAAGTGAAGGAATAGATCCTTATTTACAAACAAAATAACTTATGAAGAAAAAAGCATTTATAACAGGCATAGGAGGGCAAGATGGTAGTTATCTAGCTGAATATTTAGTAGAACTAGGGTACGAAGTACATGGTATAGTTAGAAGAAATTCAACTCCTGAAAACCAAGATCAAAGACTATCTAATGTAGAAGATAAAATTACAACTTATTATGGTGATTTATTAGATCAAGGGGGAATTGAAAAATTACTAGATACAATTCAACCAGATGAAATTTATAATATGGCGGCACAGTCCCACGTAAGGATTAGTTTTGATATACCTCAATTCACAGTACAAACAAATGCATTAGGTGTTCTCAATATGCTAGAAGCTTATAGAAGGGCTTGTCCTAAAGCTAAATTTTACCAAGCAAGTAGTTCTGAAATGTTTGGTTTATCTGTTGAAGATGATAATTTTCAAAGAGAAACTACAGTAATGAATCCAGTATCACCTTATGGTTGTTCTAAAGTATTTGGTTATAACATTGTAAGGAATTACAGACGTGCATATAAATTACATGCTACAAACGGTATATTATTTAATCATGAATCACCTAGAAGAGGATCTAATTTTGTAACAAATAAAGTAGCTAAAGCAGCTGCTAAAATAAAATTAGGTTTACAAGATAAATTAGAATTAGGTAATATGGATTCTTATAGGGATTGGGGTCATTCATATGATTATGTAAGAGCAATGCATTTAATGATGCAACACGATAAACCTGGTGATTGGGTAGTATCAACTATGGAAACACACTCAGTAAGAGAAATGTGTGATGTAGTATTTAGTCATTTAGGTTTAAATTATAAGGACTATATTACACAAAACCCTAAATTTATGAGACCTGAAGAACTACCTTATTTAAGGGGGGATTCAACTAAAATTAGAACAGAATTAGGATGGAAACCAACATATACATTTAAAGATATGATGGAAGAGATGGTAGACCATTGGTTAAAAATTTATAAAAATGATTAGTATAGTTCAAAATTTTATATGTACTAAAGATGAAAGATTAAAAGTTCTTGAACAAGAAACACCTAAAATGGGTAAAATATTTAAGGATCATGAATTTATTATTAATTATGGTTCTAAAATAAATTTAGATAATGTACATTCTATATATAAAGATAATATTAGTAAATTAAATTTTTATAATAATTTGGAACCCAACTGGGGTTTAATAACTTTATCATTATTAAAAGAGGTAAAAACCCCATATACCCTTATTTTTTGTGAAGATTTTACTTATAATATGGATTATAATTATTGGCAAGATATAGTAAAAGAAGTAATCCAAAATGATATATCATACATGCCCATAGGTAGATTATGGAAATATACTAAAAAAGAATATTGGAGGGGGTATGAAAATGGGGATTTATTATGGAAATATAAAGCATCTAATTCCCCAGGTTCCTCTTTATCTGTAGATGCATTATACAAAACAGATTTATTAATACAAAAGTTAGAAAAATTGATGAATTATTATCCTAGAAGATTTCCTTTAAACCTCCCACACCATTATGAAGATATATTCCTTGAACCTAATGGTGTATTATCATGGGGTGATAATATAATGTGTGCTGTGCCTAAAAAAGAAATTTTAATTCATACACAAACTGAAACTGAAACCTTTTTAAATAAATAAAAATTATGAAAAAAATAAATTTAGGATGTGGGTGGAGAAATTTTGGTAAAGATTGGATCCATATAGATGGAGGTAATTATTCCCACTTAGACTCAAAAGATATACTTATTTTACCTTATGAAGATAATTCTATTGATTTAATATATGCTAGTCATGTTATTGAATATTTTGATAGAGAAGAAATATTAGATATTTTAAATAAATGGAAAGCTAAATTAAAACCTGGGGGAGTATTAAGACTAGCTGTGCCTAATTTTCAAGCTATGGCTAAATTATATATAGAAGATAATATACCTTTAGATAGTTTTTTAGGTCCTTTATATGGGAAAATGAAAATGAGTAACGAAACAATATACCATAAAACTACTTATGATTTTAAAGAATTAAAGTCAATATTAAATAAGTGTGGTTTTTCAGATATAGGTTACTATGACTGGAGAGAAACAGAACATAGTGATTTTGATGACCATTCACAAGCATATATCCCCCATATGAATAAAGAAAAAGGAACGCTAATTAGTTTAAATATAAAAGCAATAAAATGATTAGTATAGTTCAAAATTTTATATGTACTAAAGATGAAAGATTAAAAGTTCTTGAACATAGTGTTATATCATTAGCTAATACTTTTCCAAATTCTGAATTTATTATAAACTATAATTCAACAATAAATTTAGATAAGGTATATTCAATATATAAAAATAATATAAAAAATTTAAAATTTTATAATAATTTAGAACCAGAATGGGCTAATGTAACTTTATCATTAAGTAATGAAGTAAAAACTCCTTATTTAATATGTTTATGTGAAGATATGGTTGTAAAGAGTACTAAGAAAAAAGTAGATGCATGTATTAAAGAATTTATTGGCAGTGATTTTGATTATATGTTATTATGTAAATTACATAAATATTTAGAACCCCAATTTATTAATGGATATACTCCTTATAATCAAAATAAATCACCTGGATATAAAAAATTAAATAATGGTTATTTTTATTTGGGTAAACATGCCCCCCATAAAAGACTTAGCTTAGATGCTTTATATAAAACAGAATGGTGGAAAGAAAGACTTTCTGAATTTATTTTAAACCACCATAAATGTACCCATGATATTCCTATTAGAGATATAAGAAAGCCTAATTTTTATGAAGGATATTATGATTTTAATAACGGAATGGCTAGATTTTCAGATCTAAAATGTTATATACCTGATGAGATTATTATGCTAGAAATTGAAAATGTAAAACAAAATAGATGAAAATAAGTTTAATACAACCAGGCAGAAATAATCTTAAGTACCTTAAATGGTCTTACAATTCAATAAGAAAAAATCAAGGCAAACATGAAGTCGAAATTTGTGTTGCTGATGACTTTTCAAACGATGGAACACTTGAATGGTGTATCCAAATGGCTGAAATAGATGTAAATTTTAAGTTTATCACAAACCAATCAGGTAAAAGATTAGGCCATACAATTTTATACGACAGATTAATTAATGAAGTTGCTACAAGTGACATTTGTATGATTTACCATGCAGACATGTATTTGTGTCCTAATGCGTTAGATGAAATTGAAAAACACATTAAAGAAAAAACAATTGTATCACTTACTAGAATTGAACCACCATTACATCCAGATGGACCCGAAAAAATATTATTAGACTGTGGTATTGAACCTGAAGAGTTTGATGAAGACATGTTACTTACTCAAGTAGAAAGATTAAAGACAAAAGATAAAACAACAGAAGGTATATTTGCACCTTGGGCATTTTATAAATCAGATTTTCAAGAAATAGGTGGGCATGATCCTATATTTGCCCCTCAATCAAAAGAAGACACAGACATATTTAATCGTTTTCATTTAAATGGTTGTAAGTTTATTCAAACCTGGGAAGGATTTGTTTATCATATGACTTGTAGAGGCTCAAGATTTGCAGATGGGGCAACACGAAACCCAAATGGCGAAGTGTTTATGAAGAATAGAGAAACAGATGAATGGTTAAAACAAAATCAAAAATCAACTAAAGAATTCTTACGTAAATGGGGCCATTTCTGTAAACATGATACTCTAATGAAACCAATTGTTCCACCAAAGTATAATATAGGTTTTATACTTAAAAATTGTACTCCTCAGTTATTAGAGACACTTGAACCTTGGTGTAGTACAATTTATGTAGATGAAGGAAATACCCCTACAATAATTAAAAATTATATTAATTTAGAACAACCTAATACATCATTTGATTTACAAGAAAAAATAAAACCTTATGATAACAAAAAACAAAATGATATTTTAGTTACAATAGATGGTAGTAAATTCACACAGCAAGATTTTCAAATTATCCAACAACTATCTGAAATACTTGCTAATGATAAACAATTACATGAAGATTTCTTTGTTGAACCCACCCAATTTACAATAGAAAATTTACAAATAACAATAACAAACTTAAACACATACGAAAAAGACTTAATATGTGTTCGCACAAATTTAATTAATTAATATAAAACATGGAAAAGTACATTTACAGAGCAAAATTAGACAGAGTAGTTGACGGTGACACAGTAGACGCCTTAATTGACGTTGGATTCGACATTTGGTTTAAAAAACGAATTCGTTTCATGGGTGTAGACACTTGGGAATCAAGAACAAGAGATCTTGAAGAAAAAAAATTAGGCAAATTAGCTTCAGCTCGTACAAAACAATTATTAGAGGAAGTGTCAGCTAAATCAGGTTACTTTAGACTTAAATCACATGGTTTAGGAAAATATGGTAGAGTGTTAGGTGAATTATTTGTTATGGATGTAGATGGTAAACAGTGGAATGTTAATGAAACATTAATAGCTGAAGGACATGCTTACGTTTATGACGGAGGTAAGAAAAAAGTGTTCACCTCGTAAATTTTTTCCATATGTATAATAAATAAAGGTCACTTAATCATGATAAAAAAAATTAAAAACATGTGGAACATTTTTAAAAATGACAACGAATGGAATGAAAAAACAGTAGTTGGTTTTATAGCATTCTTAGTTATGGTAGCTTTTGCCTCATTAGATTTAGTAACTGGGTATGTAGGTAAAGATTTAGTAATAAACGAAAATATATATGATTCATTTACATGGATTGTAATAGGATGTTTCGGTATTGCGGGAGCAGAAAAATTCGCAAAAAAACAATAATATGAATTGGAAAGATATAAAAGATATAATTAAAGAAGAACTTAAAGAAGCTACAGAAGTAAGCGCAGGTGGTTCTAAATTTACATTAAGAACAGGTGTAAACAAAAATCCAACTAAATTGGGTATTAAAATTCAATTTGAACCTAAAGAAGGAATGCAAATGAATCCTGATGTTAAAGCTAAATTAGAAGTTGCTTTACAAGAAAAGTTAAATGAGGGATTAAGTAAATATAAAATTCAAGTAAGTAAAGACACTGATGTACCTAGAGATGAAGTAATAGGATTTTTTATTCCTCTAGCTCAATTAAAAGCTTTAATCATTGAAGGTTTAGGTCAAGGAGAAGCATCATCACCTGACGCCCCCCTAGCACCTGAACCAGAAGAAGAAGAAATTAATGAAATGATTCTTAATGAGATGAAAGTTCGTGATTTAAATGAAGCTTCTAAAATAGTAAATAAAGATGATTTTTATGCTTTTATCAATGCAGGTAATAATATTATAAGAGATATGGAAACAGCAGGTAAATCTAAACCAGAAGCTAAAAAATATTTAAGCTATTTAACTAAACACAATATAATGTAATATGCCTAAAAAAATCCCAATCATATCACTTGAAGATTTTGAAACAAAAGCTAAAAAACCATTAATGATGAAAACATTAGTGGCAAACATAGCTGAAGGGGTAAAAGACAATTTAGAATCAGTAAATATAGCAGAAATAGAACACACAGACATAATATTAAATGTCCCTAAATCTGAATGGAAGGTTGGTTTAGAAAAAGCTATAGAATATTACATTGAAAAAGAAGAATATGAACAATGCTCTAAAATAAGAGATTTAATAAACAAGTTATGACAAAATATGGAATGTTTCTTAAAAATGGAAAAGATTTAATCCATTTAACCCACCAAGAAACACTAGAAATGGCAACAAAATATTTTGCAAGTGTAAAACAAATGCCTATAAAGAAATTTAAAAATATATTTATAGTAACTGAAATAAAAAAATAAATAAATGAAAACATGTTATACAAGAGAACAGATAGAAACTACTGTTAAAGAAAAAGGATACAAATGGTTTGAAGACAACAATGATAAAGGATATGATGTTAATATTATAGGAGTTAGAAATTCAGAAACAAAAGGTAGAGTAACTAATGCATTTGATGATTGTATTACTGTGTCTTATAAAACAGATGGTGAATGGCAATTTCATTGTTTTCCTTGTACTACAGACCCTGGTTCACATTGGGTAAAAAATGTATTAAATAAAAAAGGTGTTGCTATATTAAAACCAAATCAATATAGAGGTTCACATAAATTAAGATTACACGCAGGTAAATACTTAGCATTAGGTCAAAAGAAAGAAGTTACAGTTTATAGAGACAATAATCGTGATAACAAATATGATTTAAATGAATCAAAAACAGACACAGGCTTATTTGGAATTAACATTCACAGAGCAACTGGCAGAGCAGGTGGTAAATCTACAAGAGTAGACAAATGGTCTGCAGGTTGTCAAGTAATTGCTGACAATGATGATTGGCACACATTTTTAGACATTTGTCAGTCAGCAAGAGAAATTCATGGTAATTCATTTAGTTATACTTTACTTGAAAGTAATGATATAGCTTAAAAATAAAAGGTTATGTCAAAAGAAGAAAACGTTGATAAAATAAAATCATACATTGATGAAGTTTTAGGCACTAAAAGCAGTTTAAGAAAAAAACTACCTTCTAAAATATCAAAAGAAAAACAATTATTTTGTGAAATACTTCAAAATTTACAATTTGTAAATGGTAGAACTATGGGTATGAAACATGATTATAAAATTGATATGATGACTTATGATGATCCCTTTTATGTAACCATAGAAAATCTACTTAAATTACATTATACCCAAGAACAACAAAATATAGTAAATTGGTGGTTGTATGATAAATTCCTCCCCACAGGCGAAATCTTAATTTTAACTGATAAAGACACTGAAGAAGAAATACCTAGTGACACACCAGAAGATGTTTGGGATTTAATCCAAATCCATAAAGATGAAAAAAAAGATAATAAGTAAGGACATGGTTGAACGTGCTATGAAGCACACTAAGTCAAACATGTCTGCTGCTCGTTATTTAGGTTGTTCATATCCCCATTATAAACAATACGCTAAATTATACAAAAACGAGGAAGGTCAAACATTGTTTGACGCACATTTAAACAGACAGGGTAGAGGCATTTCAAAACATTTATATAAAAAGAAAGACCTTACACCTATAATGGACATCTTAGAAGGTAGAGTTGATGTGTCAAATTATAGCCCTAAAGACATAAAAGAGCGACTTATACACGAATCTTTAATCGCAGAAGAATGCAATAGCTGTGGATTTAACGAACGTAGAGTGGTTGACTATAAGGTACCGTTAATACTAAATTTTATTGACGGAAACGCAAAAAATTGGAAGTTAGAAAATCTTGAATTGTTATGTTACAACTGTTATTTTTTAAATGTTGGTAACGTGTGGAGCGATAATCAACTACAACAAATGGAAGATTACAATCAAAAGAATAAATTCAACAACGATCCAGAACCAGATTGGGAAATGGACGCATCACACATTGAACATCTTAAAGGTCTCGGATTGTGGGACGAAAAGGAAGATGGAGAAGAATTTATAGACTTTACGTAAAAAATTTGGTTATTTAAAATAATCTTCGTATATTATACCATAATCAAAAAGGGAAAATTATGGGTAAAATGAAAAACAAATTTATCGAAGAACAAGAACATTTAATTAATGAAGCAGTTAATGCCTTTGTTGATGACGATTGGCAGTATCATGAATATCTTAAATCATTAACTCCACCTTCTAAACCAGTTACAATGGAAGAGACAAGTAAAGAGTGGGACGATTGGTGGAATAGTTTGACTAATGTTGACAAAGAACAATTGTATAAAGAACAATTAGATGCAGAAGAACATTTTAAAAACAACCCCCTCATATGAATGTAGAAAATATATCACAAGAGCGCTTTGAAAAAGCTAAAAAAGGGATTATTAAAAAATATCCAGGTGCCCACACTGTAATAGACTCAAATGGTAAATATTTTGTTGCCACTAAAAATGGCCGTGACATAAATAATTTACAAATTAGCCAAGCTATAAAGGCTTATGATTTTGAAGATGAAAGCGATTTATATGGTTTTAATGCAGCCCTAAATAAAGTTACAACAATACCCCATTCAAGTACAGTGGTAGAAGCTTGGCTTAAAACGGAGATAGCAATTAAATCATACCACGTTGTAGACAGAAATAGTAATAAATTTAGTGACGATAAAGTCATGAAAAAAATGACAAAAGATTTTGAGTAGAGCATTATTATACAGTGTGTTAATATTTTTAATAACACAAACAGCAGTTTGGTTTCAAACTAATGGACAATTTGTTTGGGAGTGGTGTAAAAATAACCCTTTTATATTAAGTTTAGCAGGTGTACCTATTAGTTTAGGTTACATTTATGCTTCTAGATATGCATTTGTAGCTTTTGACGAATTACTTTGGCCTGGTAGGTTATTAGGATTTGCATTAGGTATTATTTCCTTTACTGTACTAACCAACTATTATATGGGTGAAGGTATTACACCTAAAGTGCTAGTAAGTTTAGTATTAGCAATTGCCTTAGTTTGTATTCAGGTTTTTTGGAAGTAATTATATGTATATCTGATTGACTGATCGATCTTAGGACGATCAACAACAATAAATTTTAGAATTATTAATTAAAAACAGTTTACCAATGGGAACATTATTTTTAGAAAACAAACAATTTTCACCTTTTGACATACTAGTCAAAAATTTCTTCCAAGCAGAAGAACAATTTCAAACACCAACAAATAGAATTTTAAATCACCCCTTAGACGTCTACGAAGACCCTGATGGTTTGTATTTTGACATAGCCTGCACTGGCTTAACTAAAAAACAAATCGATATTAAAGTCGAAGATGATGTTTTACTAGTATCATATACTAAAAAAGATAATAAAAACGATGAAAATCGTCACATTCATCATTCAGGTATTGCAAAACGTAGTTTTAATTTAGGATGGAAAATCGCTAGACGATTTGAATTGCCAAAAATTGAGGCTTCAATGAAGGATGGGTTATTAAAACTTTTTATCCCCCTTCAACCTGAAAGCAAACCAAAATCAGTTTCAATCAAGTAAGTTTTAATAAGATCAGTCAATTATATCCTCGTTAAATAAATAGGTTATGTCCACTTAAGTAATTAAGGGTTGGTTTGAGGAACCAATCCTTTTTTATATTTATAACAAATAAACAAAATGTTTACATTAGGAATACCAAAAAGAGACTATAGACGAGCTACCCAAGTTTTAGGGTATGAAGCACAAGCTAAAGATGGCCAATCTATAGAATTTGAAGTAAAAAAACAAGATGATGATTTTTACATATTTAGTTTTCCTGACACAGATGAAAAAGCCTTTAGCGATATAGCAAAATTACTAGATAAAGAGGGAGTCCGAGCTATAGGTGCGGATGAAGCATTAACAGAAAGAAAAATCATGAAATTAGCAGACTTAATAACAGAAGCTCCAACACAACAAGAAATAGACACACCTAAATGGTTAATTCAATTACAACGTACTTATGATAGTTGGCAAAGTAAAAAATATCAAGACGATAAAAATAAGTGGGAAATGTTTAATGATGACATTAAAGACTTTATAGAACATTGGGAGGATAAAACAAATGAAGAAAAAAAGGAAAGAGAAGAAAGAGAAGAAGGAGTTGTTGCATCACTAGATGAGCAAAAATTAAGATCTTTAATTAGAAAAACTTTAAAAAAATAATTATGAAGTTATCATTAATAAATTTAGTTCCTTTAGAAGAAATGGACATGAATGATCCAGTTATGATGAGAGCAAGAGCATCTCAAATGAAAGCGGATAAAGAAGCTAAAAGAAAAGCAAACAGAATAGATGGTAATGAAGCCATGTATCTTAGAGGTGAAATAGCTGATTTAAAAGATGAAATTAAACAAATATACATTGATATGGAACAAGAAGCTGAGCCAGAGGGCGGTCCCATAGCTGATATGTATGGTGATTTACTTAACAAAGCAGAAGCCAAATTAGCTGACATGCAAAGTAAATTAGATGATTATGATATGAATGAATACTCTTCTGAAGGCGAAGGAGGTGATGAAGATGAAATAGAAATTGAGCGTGATGGAAACATTATTTCAGTTAAAATTTCCGTAGGAGATGAAGTTAGATACAAAGGTCATAAAGGAAAAGTATTAAAAACTGAGTATGATGGTGTTAGAGTTAATTTCCCAACAATTGGTAAAAGTGGAATGACTATGCATTTCTACTACGAGGATTTATACTCAAAAGAAGGATACTATCAAGCAGTTGATGAATCATTAAATGAAGAAATGGGTGAATGGCCTAAAGAACTTACATCTAGACACAGTAATGGATATAGATTTGAATTAGAAAAAATAACCCCAACTTACCAAGACAAACCCGGAAGAGCTAAATATAGAGTAATTGACATTGAAACTGGAGAACTTAAAGGTACACCTGTATTTGGAAAAATAAAACATCTTATGGCTTATGCTGGTGATTTAATTAAACCTCAAGGTGGTACTCAATCATCAAATTTTGGAGAATCACTAGAAAAAATGATGAATGAATCAGAAGACAAATGGAATGCTATAGACGTAAGTAGAAAAGCAGAAAAAGAAATTGGAAATAAAGAATGGAATGAGCGTACTACTAAGAAATTAGATATGTTAATAGCTCTTAATAAAGCGGGTAAATTTAAAAAAGATTTTGATGAAGAAAGATTACAAGGTTGGGTTGATCAAAATTATTCTTGGGAAAAATTATCACGACAGTTTAAAGTAAATGAAGGTTCTTGTGGGTATGGTCCTAACGGAAAACCAGGTAACACACCAGGTGGAACTAGAGGTATGTCCGCAGATGATCGTACAAGAGGTATGTTTAGAAAATTAATTCAAAAAGAAATAGCAAAATTAAGTGAAAATGATAATTTTGATTATAGACTAAAATCAATGATGGGTAATGATGCTTTTAATAAAGCAACTAACCCTAAATTAGCTAAATTAATTAACACAGCTATTATGTCTATTGACCCTAACATGTCATACAGAGAATTTGCTAAAGGGGTAGCACAAGTATTAATAGATGATTATGGTGTTCAAAACTATGAACCATTTATAAAAGAACTAAAAAACGCTTTAGATTCAACTTTAGGATAATGACAAAACTAAAAAGTCTTTTAGAGGTAGAATATGGTGTACATGATTATCTAACACAATTTAAGGATGCAATCCAAAATAATTTTGGACACCAACAATATAGAGATCTTCAAACATTACTTTCTCAAAATAAAGATAAAGAAGTAGAAGAATGGTTAAACACAAATGGATACTCTAAAGATAAAAAAATTAGAGAGTATGTTAGAGAAAATCTACGTAACTGGTTTAAAAAAGAAAAATGGAAGCGTATAGACACACAAGGAAACATTAAAGGTGATTGTGGTACAATGCCCAAAGGTAAAAAGACACAACGATGTTTACCTGCAGCTAAAGCTAAATCACTTACAAAGAAACAACGAGCAGCTACATCAAGGAAAAAGACTAAAAGTAATAAACAATTTGTTTCAAACACAAAAGCAGCAAAAGTAAAATTAAAGAAATAATGGAAAGAGAAGATCATTTATTTGAAGAACTTTGTAAAAAAGGCAAAGCATACCGTGCTAAACGTATGGCGGCGGGTGAAAAATCATCAGCTTACTTGTCGGGTAGAGCAGTTAAAGTGTGTAAAGGTCAAATGCAAGGTGAAGGTGAAGAAATAGACGAAGTAGAATCAGAAGACGACACAGAATTTACAGTAAGTTTAAAACATTTACTTAAAAAACATGTTACTAAAGGTGGTAAGGTAGATGAAGTATATGAAGAAATAGATGCATTACATGAAAATGAAGAATACTGTCCTAAATGTGCTGCTAAAATAGAAGAAATTATTAAAGAAGAAGTTGAAAAAATAGCTAAAGAAGCAAAAACAAAACCTGCTAAAGGTAAACGTTTTGCTAAAAAAGTAAAAAACCCAAAGACAGGTAGAACTAGAACTGTGTCTTATGGTCAAGCAGGTAAAGCTAAAAAAGGAGGCGATCGTATAAGACCAGGAACAGCTAAAGGCAATGCATATTGTGCTCGTTCAGCTAAGATTAAAAAATGTAAAAACCCACCTTGTGCAAACACATTATCTAGAAAAAAATGGAAATGTCAAGGTAGTAGATCAGTAAAATAAATAAAATGAAACGACTAAATCTTATATTAATGTTATGTGGATTATCTTTATGTATAAATTCATGTAAACAAACTAAAAATGCAACTTCAACAATTAATCACAACTTTGAAACAACTAAACATACTCCTGAACTTTTAGATTATTTTGCAAATTCTAGAATTACTAAATATTCTTATTATATAGAAGAAGGTGACACGTGCCAAATGGCTTTAAGAGTAAACACTGTACATATTTCATATGCACAAGGTAAAAATGGCATAGTAGTTAATGTTATTGTAAAATAGAAACTTATGAAAAAAGCAGAATTAAGACAAATTATTAGAGAAGCATTAGAGGATAAAGTCAAAGAATGTCCTGCTCCCACACAAAATGTAGGTTTAAATACTGCTAACCGTGACAGAGCAATACAAGCTGATTTTATTAAATATGGTCCTCTAAATGTAGAAGAACCAGGTGATTATTGGATGCAAATAGCTAAAAAATGGGACACATCAGTTGAAGCTGCTAAAAAATCTAGATGTGGTAATTGTGTAGCATTTGACGTTTCTCCGAGAATGGTAGAAAAATGTATACCTGCTATTGCTTCAGAGCCTGTAGAAGATAAAGATGGTGTTTTAGGATATTGTTGGATGCATCATTTTAAATGTCATTCAGCTAGAAGTTGTAATACTTGGGCAGCAGGTGGGCCCATAAATAAAGATGAGGTTTCATATGATTGGCAAAAACGTAATTTAAAAGTAGCTTTAGATACAGAACCAATTGATCCTGAAATGTATAAAGACATATAAAATAAAAATTAAAGACTTCTACAAACAAACTTGGAGAAGCAACATTTTCTTCGTATCTTGACGTATAATATAAAATACGAATATGCAAGAACTAAAGGAATTTGTTGAACAAATGAGAGCTACATCCAGTAGCTTAGATAAAGTAGAAATACTAAAAAAACAATCAGACTTTATACAAAAGGTACTTGAGTACACTTACAACCCTTACAAACAATATTATGTTACTAGTAAGGCATGTAAGAAAAATAACGACTTACTTGGTCATTCTAACACTTATGGTAGTATATTTACATTATTAGATGATTTAACTAATAGAGTTACTACAGGACATAATTCAATTGCTAACATTAATAGATTTATTTTAGAAAATAAACAATACGAAAATTTAATTTATAACATAATTGATAAAGATCTTAAAACTAGAACAGGTGCTAAAGTAATTAACAAAGCATTTCCTAATTTAATTCCAACATTCAACGTTGCATTAGCACAAAGTTATGAAGGCAAATGTGATTGGAATAACACATGGTATGCTAGTAGAAAATTAGATGGTGTACGTTGTTTAGCAGTTGTAGACGTTGAAGGTAAATGTACATTGTATAGTAGAATGGGTAAAGAATTTACCACATTAAATAAAATTAAATATGCTATTGAAGCAACAGGCATTATTAACACTGTATTTGATGGTGAAATTTGTATTATAGATAAAGATGGTAATGAAGATTTTCAATCAGTAATGAAAGAACTTAGACGTAAAGACCATCAAATTGAAAACCCTACATTTATGTTGTTTGATATGATTCACAAAACTGACTTTGAAAACAATAAGTCAACAGAAATACTATCAGACAGATTACACACATTAAGATCATGGTTAGGACCTAGACATGCTATGGCTAGCCAGATGGCTAAAGACACGTTACGTTATTTAGATCAAGCAGTTGTTTCAGATGGTAGACATTTTGACATATGGAATCAAATGGCAACTGACAACAATTGGGAAGGATTTATGTTACGTAAGGATGTAGGTTATGAAGGTAAACGTAGTAAAAATCTACTTAAAGTAAAATCATTTTATGATGCCGAATATGAAGTGTTAGGTTGGGACATTGATAATCATGAAGTAGTTAGAGATGGTAAGTCAGAATCAATGACTATGTTGGCACAAGTATGGATTGAACATAAAGGTTATATAGTAAAAGTTGGTAGTGGATTTAGCCAAGAACAACGTTTAGAATATATGGATGGATCAATTGTAGGTAAAACAATTACTGTACAATATTTTGAAGAAACTAAAAACGATAAAGGGGGAATATCATTAAGATTCCCTACAGTAAAACACATATACGAAAACAAAAGAGACTGTTAAATGAGGAGATTAATTTATGACATGTATTATGCTGATGAAATATCAGTAGAAATAGCAGAAAGGCTATTAGCACAATTAGAAAAAAGTAGAAGTAAAGCAAGAAGATACTAATGAGAATACCCCCAAAACCAAAACGCGGAAAACGTTCACCCTATTATTGGTGGCGTAGATGGAAATCACATCAATATTTACCTGTTAAAAAGGGATTGTTAGCTAGAATACAAAATGGTGACTTTGAATATCCTGAATTGTTTAAATGGGCAGAGTACGAATTACATTATATGAAAGAAGAACATGATGCATATAAGTTAGAATATAAAGGTTGGGGCGACATTAAATTTACAGAACAATGGATAGACATTGAAAGACGTTATCGTAAACGTTATAGTAAATTATTTAATGATGCTCATGAAGTAGAACACAGACACTTAACTAATTTAGTAGACGCATTAATAAAAGAATTTATTATTACTAGAGAAGAGGTAAAAACAATCATGGAAGAATTTGGAGAAACGACAGAGAGTTTGTATATTCATGTAGGAAACAATTATGATTTTAAAAAACCAACCAAAGAGAAGGCAATACATTTATTAAAAACAAGAATATGAAATTAGGTTATGCGTGCATTAACAGTACACTACAAGCAGCAGATGGTATTACTACCAATCGTGGTATGCGACAAAAAACATTCAACGAGAAAGGATTAGATTATGTGTCTGAATTAGCATTACAAAATTGTAAAGATTTAGTTACTATAGTTAAATGGAATGAAACAATGGGCATTAAATTATTTAGAATGTCTAGTGATTTATTTCCTTGGATGACGTTTTATGATTTTACTGACTTACCTGATTATAATGAAATTGTGGAACATTTAGAATTAGTAGGACTACTAGCAAAAGAATATAATCAACGTTTAACGTTCCACCCAAGTCATTTTAACGCTTTAGGTTCACCTAATCCTGTAGTTGTAGAAAAGGCCATTAAGGAGTTAGACAAACACAGTGACATAATGGATTTGATAGGTTTAAGCACTACAGTGTACAACAAAATTAACATTCATGTTGGTGGTGCTTATGGTGACAAGGAATCTACATTAAAACGATGGATTAACAGTTATTATTTGTTAAGTGACAATACACAAAAACGTTTAACTATAGAAAACGATGACAAAGCAAACATGTATTCAGTAAAAGAATTATATAAAGGTATATCTAAACAATGTGGTGTGCCTATTGTGTTTGATTATTATCATCACAAATTTTGTACAGGTGGTTTGTCTGAACAGGAAGCGTTAACATTAGCTGCTAAAACATGGCCAAAGGGTATTATACAATGTTGTCATTACAGTGAAAGTAGACGTAAAGAACATTTAGACGAATCTATTAGAGCACAAGCACACAGCGATTTGATTTCTGGTATTATAGAATCATATGGGTTAGACATTGATGTTGTAGTAGAAGCAAAACATAAAGAATTAGCAGTATTAAATTATAAAAAATAAGTTATGAGTAAATTCAATAGTACACACAATAAAGGTTTTCGAATGACATTTGAAAATGGATTTTCAATTTCAGTTCAGTGGGGTCCAGGAAATTACTGTGAGAAAAAAGATGCAGATTCTCATGCTCCTATGAAAGATAATTATTGGGAATCAATATCAGCTGAAATAGCTGTATTTAATAAAGAAGGAAATAGAGTTATACTTGCGAATAAGAGTGATGAAGTAGCAGGTTGGTTATCAACAGACACAGTGGCAAAGTGTATTACAATAATACAATCAGCTCATCCTGACAATGAAGAAGAAATATCAGAAAAACTAAAAACACTAGGATTATGATAGAATTTTTAAGACACGCAACAGGTTTATGTGGTGAACCACATCCAAGCCTATTAACATTGTTAATGGGAACACCAGCAGTAGGTTGGGTATTGTACAAAGTAAAACAAATAAAAAACAAAACAAATGAAAGAATACGTACAGATAATAAAAGGACATTACGATAATAATGGGACAGTTAAAGCAATTGATATACTCAATGACAAACCATTAACAGCGGATTATATGAAAACACGTCCTGACATTAAACAACGTGTTGAAAAGGCAATAAATACTAAAACTTACTTGGCTACCTACCAAAGGGGTACTAGGTTAGGTTTTAAATGGATTACTAACGAAGAAAAAGAACAATTTATGGGTAAAGAATCTCCAATAGAAGGATTAAAAGTAACAAAATTAGTAAGTGATTTTAAACACGCTGTACCTCCTAAGGACTTTTTTATTGACACATTAAAATGGAAGTTTCTAGTACGTAACATTGAAAAGGGTAAAAACATTATGATGACTGGCCCTTCAGGTTGTGGTAAAACAGATGCCACATTTAAAGCAGCAGAATATCTTGAACGTAAAGTACATTATTTTAATTTGGGTGCAACGCAGGATCCTAGATCTACTTTAGTTGGAAACACACATTATAACAAGGACACCGGCACATATTTTAGTGAGTCATTATTTGTTAACGCAATACAACAAGAAAATTCCGTTATATTATTAGATGAATTGTCAAGAGCACACCCAGAAGCTTGGAATATTTTAATGACTGTGTTAGATCCAATACAACGTTACTTAAGATTAGATGAAAAAGACGATTCACCTACAATTAAAGTAGCGGATGGTGTTTCATTTATTGCAACTGCAAACATAGGAATGGAATACACTTCAACTAGGATTATTGACAGAGCTATATTAGATAGGTTTTCATTAATTGAAATGACTGCTTTATCTGAAGATGATGAATACACTTTACTTAAAGGTAAATTTCCCACAATTGATGAAAATCAATTATTATTATTGTGTAACATAGTAGGTGACATTAGAAAAGAAATCAACACTGACTCATCAAGAATATCAACAATGATTTCTACTAGAAACACAATTGAAATAGCAGAATTAATTGTAGATGGGTTTAGTATATTAGACGCAGCTGAATTATTAATTTACCCTCTATACCCTAATGATGGAAATGACAGTGAAAGAGTATTTGTTAAACAGTTAATTCAAAAGTATGTTGGTAAAGAAACTAAAAAACAATTATTCGATTTAACAGATTTAGAAGATTAAATCGTATTTATAAACAGAATAGATAGTACAATGGGTAAGTGGCATAGACATAGAGAAATGGAAGTATATTTAACTACCTTTGATGGTGCACAGCACCTTCGTTTACATGGTTGGTTAAAACGAAATGACACTTTAATTAAATCAGAAAACATAATTGACAATGGTGATTATTTTGGCACATTTATGGTTTACATTACAGAAAATCAATTAAATAAACTTAAAGAAAATAACACTGACAGTGGTTTATTTATGGAATTAGAAGTTATGTCATCTGAAAGTGATAGATGGAATATATTTCAAGGGTTAAAGGAGGATAGTCTTAAAGATAATTTAAAAAATGACTTAGAAAAAATACAAGATTTTATGTTTAGTTTTCAAATTAGGGATAAAGAAGATATTCAGAAGTTTTTAATACAAGCAAATGAAACCTCACTAGCATTATTTAAAAGAAATAATGATTTTATAGATGATTACGTTAAAACAAACGAAATGTCTAAAGAAGACAAAATAAAAGATTTAGACTTAATGATAGAACACTTTCAAGAAGAAGAACGTTATGAAGACTGTGCTTTACTAGTTAAAATTAAAAACAAAATTATTAAATATTATAAAAAACAATTAAAACAAAGGTTATGAATGCATCAGAATTTACACTGTGGTTACATGGTTATTTAGAAGCTCTTGAAAATGAGGGCATTGAAAAAATTAAAATTAAAAATATTAGAGAAAAAATGGGAGAAATAAAAAGCAACCATAACCAAGAACGAGTAGTATTTGGTGGTCCTAGTATTAATCCAACACAACAAGGTTATGTCAAAACACCTCCAACTAGAAAATAGTTACAACAAAACAATTTCAGTAATAGAAAGTTGTAAAACAAAAGATCAACTAGAAGGTGCTTCTAGAATGGTAGAAAACTTTAAAACATTATACAGCCCTTGGGTTGGTTACCCCAAACTACTTTTGTACGGTTTAAACGAAACATTAAATAAACAACATACAATATGTCAATTATAGGAATAGTATTAGGAGTAATAGCAATAGGGTTAATTTTTTGGTTTAATAAAGATCAACAACGTACTAACGAATTAGTAGAATTTGACATTGACCAAGCAAGAATAGCATATAATGCTTTAATGAATGATTTTAATAATTATCAAGTTAAAACAGACAGAAAAATTTCTGAATTAGAAAAACAACTAGAAATTAAAAGTAAAAATCAAGATAAAAAGATGGAAAAGCATTTTAAAGAATTACCATCAATAATTGGAAGAGTAGTAGGTCAAATTGAATTTGCACAAGACAAAATAAATAGACAAATGTAATGGATAAATCACCCAACAAAGATAATTGGCACACATACACCCATAAAAGACAATACTTATTACACAATGGTTGGTGGGCTCATTATCATGAAGATTGTTGGTTTGAATCATCCCTTGATAAACCATATACAAAAGATGGACAAATAGTGGGGTTTAGACCTGAAAGTGAAGGTTTAACATTAGAAGAAGCATACAAAAAAGCAACAACAAAATAAAAATTATGGAAAAAGTAAGTTTATATGACTACCTAGGACACGCAGCGGGTTCTGATGTAGGACAGCAAGTAGCACATGCAGCTAAAAAATCAGGAATAATAATAGAAACAAGACAAGTGTCAAATCCAGTTTACAAAGGACCTGTTATGTTATATCCAAGATCATTTTTAGACTTGTACTTTAGAGGAGGTTTAAATGAAGGTACTAGTGGTAAACAACTATTAAAAGGGTAAAATGGCAAAATTAGCAAGACAAGTAATATACACAAATATTAGATGGGAAGAATCTGAACTAACAGACGAAGAACTAGCACAATGGAAAACAGGTGATGAAGACACCCAACAAGACATTATAGATGATGCAGATTGGGACTTAAAAAGAGACAAACCATTAGATGATTATGGTGACGTTGAATTAATAGAAGATTAATATGTGGACAACAACAACAACATTTGGAAATAACTATGAAATTAATTATATACTTACAAAGTAAATGTATACCAAAAGTAAAATTTTGGGTACAACAATGGGTTATAGATAATATTATTGATGAAGTTGATCCAGATGATTCTAATTTTTAAAAAACACACACAATGACAACAATTATCTACATAGTACTAGCAATCACAATCACTGCACTCTTAATAGGAGCACTTGTAGGTGTGATAGAGCTTTTAAAAGTTCACGACCAAATGGGAGTAAGAGACTTTAAAATTGTGCCATGGGTATCAAAAAAAAATAATTAAAAAAATAAAATGAAAAAATTAATATTAGCAATATGCATAATAGTCTTAATGTCTAGCTGTGCATCTAATTTAAGTCACTATCAAGTTAGGAAAGGTATATACACTAAAGAAAGAAAAACCCCAGACTGTATACAGGCATGGGATCCTGTAAGCCCCTACAATCAAAGAGGAAATCAAACAAGAAATAATAAAAAAAGATAATATGAAAAGAATAATTATAATTACGGCAATCATAGCATTGTCATTCACATCCTGTAGAAAAGAAACTCTATGTGATTCAAATTGCGGAATAATAGTTGATGATGGGATTACAACAGGTTGCAATTGGTTAGATATTAGAAATGATTGTAGTGGTAATGTGAAAAGATTTTGCTTTGATACAAGCACATGGCTTAACAATTATGTAGGTGATGATTTTTGTGTAACTAATGAAAGTGGGTGGTAATGATAAAAGCAATAAGAATATTTGAAGTACCTTTTTACCTGCTAGTAATAGCATTAGGTTGTTTTGAAAATGAGGCAACTTGGGCTCAGATAACAGGAATAATTTTAACAATAATATCAGCAGGTAGGTTATTAACAAACTACATAACAGATGATATAATTTATAAAAATAATTAAATAGACAGAAAAAAGGCGCTAAATAATTAGCGCCTTCTCTCTTCGTAAATAATTAGTAAAAACCACTAAACTAATCAACCATTTCAAAACTATAATCTACACAACCTCCTCTATGTAGTGAAAAATAAATTTTATCACCTACACTACCACGTCTGTTTTTACTAAATTCAATGTAACGTTCTGCATCAGCTCCTCTACCATCAAATCGTAGTGCTGCCATTGCTGTGGTCATGTGTTTAATTCTATTACTACCTGCAAATTCTCCTGCTTTTGTCATTTGTTGAATACAAATGAATGCTGTATTTTTATTTGCTTTATTGTTTGCTTTATTTTGTTTTTCTAGTAAATCTAATAACCAAGATTCAACTTTATTTCTAGCCCATCCCATTTGATCTTTAACCATTGATGTAACTTCTGCCCAACTGTCCATTAATACAACATCATAACCATCATCTAACACTTGTTCAACTGCTTGCTTTGGGCAATCTGAATAATCACCCATAAACATGATAGGCACTTTTCCAAATTTAGGAAATCGTTTTACATAACCATACATGTCAATGTCGTTCATTTCACCTGAGATGAATAATACCTTTTTACCTTGTGCTTGCATATTACAAACCCAATCTAACAACACTGTTGATTTACCTACTCCCGGATCACCAATTACTACTGTGTTAGTACCTGGAAAAATACCTCCTTCAGTACTTAATACTGAATCAACTATTGTTTTAGTTTTCATTGGGATAAACAAGCCGTCATTGAATGTTACGTCTTGCATTTTTACTAGGTTTAATTCTACTTTTTTCATATTAATTTATTTATGTGGTTTATTATTTACTTAAGCTCGCGCTCCTTATTATACGTGAATATACGAATTCTTATTCAGTTCTCCAAATCTTTTACAATTTTTCTTTTAAACGTTTTATGTGTTTACACTCTTTAAGAGATGGTCTATAATCTGTAGCAGGACAGCTACATTCAAAAGCGCCATTTATTAAATTGCGAGTCACAGTATAATAATTTAACTTGCCTGTTTTTTTATTTCTAGAACCCATTTCTTTATATCTGGCTATGGGGTTATGTCTTCTTAAATTATTTATCAACTGATCGTATGTCATCTATTTATATTATATGTGAATATACGAACTCTCATTCAATTCTCCAAATTTTTTTCAATAAACAATAAAAAAAAGTAACCACAAATAAACTTGGAAAACGCAAACAAAGTTCGTATATTCACGTATAATAAGAAAAGATAAAAACTATGGCAAAAATCGAAATTACGAAAGCACAATTTGAAGCGTACGTAAGAGTACAAAAATCAGGAGTTACAAACATGTTTGACATAAGAAACGTCACAGCATTAACAGGTTTAGATAAAAACCAATGTATGGAAATAATGAGTAACTATAGTGAATTAGAAGAAAAACACCAATAACATGAAACATAATAATGTTACAATAGACTTACAGCCAAGACCTGTATTGCAAGAATTAATTGAAGACTTAACTAACAAAATGTTAACACAAAAACAAACGTTAGATAGTTTAGATTCCTATGCTGATCCATTTTTAATTCAGGGATTGGAAGCAGACATTAGACTGCTAGATCAAGTAATTGAAAGATGTTATGCACAACAAGAATTAATAAATCTTAGGTCTTCACAACTAATATGTTTAAACTAAAGACGATTGCGGGGACACTTGGAAGACTGAGTGAGAGTTCGTATATTGACGTATAATATAAAGAGTAAAAATAAATAAATTATGAGTAAAGAAGAATTAAACAACAGTGAATTTGAAATTCAAGCAAGAGTACAAAAAGTATTTGTAGATGCAACAGCAAAAAAAGTAGAAAACCATGAAGCATTAAATGACAGTGAAATAAAATTGTTATGTCCTGTTGCAATGAAAACTACAATGGGTAATGATGAGATAGCTAAATTAGGTTTGTCAGAACATTATTCATTTGTTCCTACCATAAATGTAGTAAATGATTTACGTGAATTAGGTTATGAAGTTGTAGATGCAGTTCAAGTTAAATCTAGAAAAAAATCAACTAATGGTTATCAAAAGCATATGCTTACACTTGAACACCCAAAATATAAAATTGAAGGCTCAGAAGAATATCCACAAATACTATTAACTAACAGTCATGATGGTGGTAATGCATTTTCGTTGTCAGCAGGTATATTTAGACTAGTATGTAGTAATGGTTTAGTTATTAAAACTGAAGATTATGGCACAGCTAGATTGGTACACAAAGGTTATTCATTTGAAGCAGTACAAGAGTTAGTTAAGCAATTTGAAGAACAAATGTCTGAAGTGCTTACTAAAATTACAGCAATGAAAAAGGTTGAATTAACTAAAGCACAACAAATTGAATTTGCTAAAAAAGCTGCATTGCTAAGATTTACAGCTAAGTCATACAATGAAGATAACATTAGTGACGTAGTTAACATAGATGATTTGTTAAATGTAGATAGAAAAGAAGATGCAGGTAATGGTTTGTATGAAGTGTTTAATCGTGTACAGGAAAGTATAGTACAAGGTAAATATCTATATGCTTCAAATGGTAAAGTAAAAGATGCTAACACTAAAACTAGAAAAGCTAGACCAATTAAAAACTTCAAACAAAGTATTGAAGTAAATAAAAAGTTAAGTGAATTAGCATTTGAATTAGTATAAAGACAATTACAAGGGAATTTGGAAAAGCTAAATTCCCTTTGTATATTCACGTATAATAAATAAAAATAATATGGCAAAAACAGTAGACGACTACAAAGCATTCACTGGGATTAATCTTAGTAATGCTAGAAGCGAAAATGAATCTTATGAAGATTATAAAAAACGCTTAAAACAAAACAATGAAATGCTCAAACTGTATAAAACAGTAGGTAGAGACAATTTTAAACAAATGTTTCCAAATGGTGTGTTTGAGGCAATAAAAAATGCTGAAGAAGCAGAAAAGACAAATGTAGAAACACTTGGAGAAGCCACATAGAGTTCGTATATTCACGTATAATAAGAAAGGATAAGAACTAAATAAAACCAAGATGACAAGAAATGATCAACAAATGTATTCTGATGTTACTAGCATTGCTAAATCATTAGAAAAAATAGCAAATGCATTAGATAATAATGTGCCACAAACAACTAAAAGCCTAGACGCCTTAGATGTGCTATCTGATATTAAAACAATTACAGATGATTATGCTAGCAAGCATGATACGCCAACTTCTAACAATCCTAACCCTGCAGGTTATGGTGATGATGAAAACTTCCCAACAGCAGATTATGATTTTGGTAAAGACCTAAGCGCAAGGGTGATTTTAAATGATTCAGACTATGACATAAGAATTGCTGCAAAAATGTATAAAGACTTATTATGGAATGGTGGTTCTGAAAATGGAAAGAAATTACATACTAAAAAAGATTGTATATTAGATTATGTTACAGATGAATTTAGTGTTTTTGGTGCTAGATACACTGACATAATTAAGTTTGCTTATTATCTTAATAACCACAATGGTCCTAAATTTACTAATGTAAACAGAGGATATTATTCATGTGCGTTTAGTCCTAGATTAAATGGCCATTTGATACAGGGTGGTAAAGATCAGTTAGTAAAAGGAATTAACTTTGATGGTAATGAAAGATATTTTGCATTAAGTTATGTAGATCAAGCTACTGGATATTATAAAAGAATAGGTTTAGATTCACTAATGACAAACAAAATTAGATAAAAGAATTCGCTAAAAAAACTTGGAGAAGCCACATAGAGTTCGTATATTCACGTATAATAAGAAAGGATAAAACCAAAAAAAAAATCATATGTCAAAGAAAATTAGAGGGAAGGTTATGACACAATCAGAAAGAGTCAGTGAGTTATTTAGAAGAATAAGAGATTGGCACGTAGATAAACTTGGTATGCACATAACAGATGCTGCCTCAGACCTACAAGAGTTTATGAGACAATGTTGTCGAGAGTATAATAACGAAACCTACGAATGGGAAGATATTAGTGATACTAAAACACT